CGACCTACACATTCACCACTGGCGACACAATCTTCGGGCAGATCAAAGATTGCACCGCTGAAGAAAAAACTAACCACATGAAACTTGATCAGTTGGTCACGCACAAGATCACGACCAACTTCTATCCGGGCATCAACCACTACGACCGATTCACCGCCAGCATCAGCCGCGATGCGAACAACACAGCCAAGACCGCCACATTCGAGATCGTCGCAATCGTCGACTACCGCCAAGAAGGTCACACTCTCGAGATGACATGTCGGGAGGTGCAGTGATGGATAGGCGCAATGTCAAAGGTTTTCAGCAGTTTGAAAAGTTAATGCAAAATATGGTGGCGCAAGATTTGTTTGTCATTGTTGCAGCCGCTCAAAAGAAGGCATTGAAACCAATGCAAGTCACGGCATCGCGCATGTACGCCGAGCACAAGGGCACTTGGGATGACAAGCAAACTGAAGCGCAGAAGTCTTGGCGGTGGGCGGGCGGCTACACGAGCGGGTGGACTGGCAAGAAGGTCAAAGGCAAGCGCAATGTGGTGCATCCGCAGGGCGAAAGCAGAGCGATCATTGCGATGAATTTCTTAAAGAACAGACCCAAGCCTAAATATGTAAATAAAAAACTATCCATATTCTCGCAGATTTTCGGGGTATCTCAAAATTCCTGGCTCATTGAATTTGGAAGATACAAGGATCCTGCGCGAGCCTACAACGGCTGGCGCATCTTCCGCAATGTGTTTAATCAATTGGCATTCACCACTGAGGGATTATTGCGCCACGAAATGCAGCAGGGCTTCAAGCGTTGGGAAAATAAAATCGGAAAATTGTTAAAGGCTCCAGCGTAATGCGATTCGTCGAAGCCATACATCTCATCTTGCAACAGGCTCCGACAGTCGTTGGATTTGTAGGCGCGGGAAATATATTCCAAACATTTGCGCCACCGACGGCCGCGTTTCCTTTCATTGTTGTCGGTGCTCAAAGCGACGAGCCAGCGTCACCGACGCTCTCAAGCAAGGACACGCTGCGCAGGGCAACGGTCGTGGTTGATTGCATCAGCACATCTCTAGCAGATTCCGCACGCATTGCCGACAATGTCCGCTACGACCTCGACAAATCAAAGGGCAGCATCATGCCCATCACAAATACTGCGATGGTCATTCAATCCGTAATCATCACCAACGACTCCATGACATTCGATCTCGGATCCGATGGCGGCGAGAACGCTGGCGTGTTTGTCTGTTCCGTCAACATCAAAATTTACTATGTCGCCACTACGCCAGTCCCGGTCACTTTGACCACTGGTCTTTAAAATTCACCCTCAACAAAAGGAATTACTCTCATGGCAAGTACAGTCAGTTACAATTCAACTCTAAAAATGGGGCCATTGGCAAGCAATGCTTACACCGCGCCAAGCAACGCGGTGGGCGAGTGCTTATCAATCAATTTTGATGGAGCGACCCAAGCAATTATTGATACCACTTCGTTGACTTCAACAATGAAAAGTTTCAAAGTTGGTACGGTCGATCCAGGCAGTATCAGCATTGAAGTGAATTTGGATGGAGACGATACTGCGCAGGCATTGCTGCAAGCAGCCGCTGCTGATCAGACTGGTCGTTCATATTTAATCACCTATGGAGCCGCTTCAACAGGTGGATGCACAATCAGCGGCATCGCTTTCGTGACTTCATTTGCAATCAAGGCTGGAATTGACACGGTGTTGACCGCTTCATTCTCGCTGAAATTGTCAGGTGCTTACACAATCACCCAACTCTAAAGAACAAACATGAATATCCGCGACCAACTCATTGCGTTGAAAATACCGACCGCAACTGTCACCATCAAGGGCATCGACGGCGTTGTGCACTTGCGCGGGTTGACAGGGTCGGAGCGTGATTTGTGGGAGCAGCATGTTTACAGCGAGCGTGATGCGAAAAAAGGTGTGAAAAATATTCGCGCAAGCCTTGTCGTCAGGTGCATAACCGACGGCGAGGCTGGCGTGCGTATGTTTAAAGATTCCGAAATCGACCAAGTTGGATCGATGCCTGCAGGCGTGATTGACTCTCTGTACGAGCACTGTCAACGCTTGTCGGGTCTCGGTGCAAAGGACGCTGAGGAGATTGAAAAAAACTAAGAAGCCGCCCGCTACGCATGTTCATGTTCACGCTGGCGGCTGAATTGAAAATGACTGTTGCAGAATTAGGAGATCGCATGTCGTCGCACGAATTGCAAGAATGGATTGCCTACCAAAGCATTAACGGATGCATGGACTCACGCCAGCGCGGAGACCTTGCGTCGGGCATTGTTGCGGCCACGGTTGCCAACGCGCACGCTTCGAGGCGTTCCAAATCCTATTCACCGCAAGACTTCATGGCGTATGTCGAAAAACCCAAGAGTGACCCCAAGACATTCTTTGAGAATCTAATGAAGAAGAAGGAGATTCAATAATGGCAACAGTTGGTGCAATGTCTGTCGACATGTTCATGAACAACAAGCACTACTTGGCGGGTGTGAGTGCCGCCACTTCAGCCACCAAAAGGATGGAGAGTGAGATCAGTTCCAGCATCTCAAAAATAAACGCGAAGCAACTGAAGAGCGTCACGAATAACTTGCTTGGCAATTTTGGTGTGATTGGAATGTTCCAAGCCGGCGCGAACATGGCCACGGAATTGGTGAAGGGTTTCAACAGCGAAGCGATCAAGGGCTTTGGGGACGCGATGGGTGTGCTTGGAAACACTTTGGTTTCAGCCATCAAGGCAATTCCGATCGCAGGCGCATTTCTGCAACTAGGTGAAGAGATCGGCAAGTCTGTATTTGGCGACGCTCAAAAAGAGATTGATGAAACAATCTTGAAGATGAAAAAACTTGATGCAGCCTTGAAAAACATTCAAGCACCGAACATCATTATCGAATCCATGCTTGCGGAAAAGCAATCGGAAGTCACCAATTTCGGAGAGAGCGAACAAGCCAAAAAACGCAGATTGTATGTCGATCAAATTACTAATGCAAATAAACAATCTTTTATTGATCAATATAATGAGCGTCTTAAAAATTCTCCAAAAGAATTTACTACAGAAAAGGTAAAGGTTGCTGGTGATCAAGGCGGCACTCGTGAAATAGAAGTACAAAAGAAAAACTTAAATTATGAAAAGGATATGGAAGCATTTGTTACGCGTACAAACGACGCAATGCTAGATGTAAAACACACTCAAATCGAAAATTTAAATATTGCTATGAAAAGATATGATGTACTTGAAGCAGAGCATGAAGTCTTAGAACGCAATAAAAAAATAGATGAAGAACTTGCGCAGCAACTTAAAGACATCGCTGAAGAGACAAAAAAATATAACGAAGATCAAGCGAAAGCGATTGCCGAACAAATCAAGCAAGAACAAAATCTAGCAAGAGAACAACTAAAGAAGCAAAAGTCTAACGCCTTCAACGAAGCGATCGATGCGTACGAGGCATTGACAGCAGCGGAGGATGAATACGCCGCAAAGGTTGAAAAAATAAAGAAGGACAGCGGAAATGTTTCGAGCACCGTCGGTCTCAACACCGCCATCGGAACCGTGAAAGTTGCGGCAGTAGTTGATTTCGGAGTGCAGAAGCAGATTGATTTAGCGGCTCAAATGTTAAAAGAAGCACAAGAAAATAACGAATATATGCAGAGCATCAATGCCTCCGTTCGTGCGATTGCGAGCATCCCATGACCTTAGTGTGGCAACAAGTAAACAAGACCACGACGCTTGATCGCGGCCGCTGGTCAGGCACTCAAAATTATGTTGTCTATGACGATGCAAACGCATCGATCTTGATCATTGACTTAATCAATGCGGCCGCAGCAGCTGGCGTGCAAGTGTTTGGAGCAGGAACTGAAACCACATTAGGAACATACTTGCGTTTCGTCGGGCAGTCATTCAGCCCGATTGAGGCGAGCAATAAACAATGGAACGCCGAATTTCAGTTTGAATCTATTGTCGGAGACGGCGCAACAATTACGGCGCAAGACACAAAGACCGAGACGGAAGTGGGGTTCACTTCCATAGAAGTCGACATCCATTCTGAACTGCGAGATGTGTATCGCAGAGGCGCAACGCTGCCAAGTTCAAATGCGCTTAAAAGCAATCCCAACATTGTCGATATTGGTGGAACTCCGTACTACACAGGCAGAGATCCAGTGACTGCAGTCGGGCATCTCGTGCGCATCAGTGTGCGCAATGTTGTCAATGGTCGCCCCAATTATTCGGGGATTGCTGCGGCGGTTGGTACAAGAAACAGCGGTGTATTCACATTTGGTTCGAGTGGAACTGCATCCCAAAATATTGTATGCGCCATCGGCACTTTGCTTTTTGTTGGAGCAAGCAGTTCACGAATTGGCCCAAATCAATACGAGGTGAATTTTGAATTTGCCTATGACGACAAACTTTTCCACTTGCAGCAAGTTGCATTGACCGATGTTGACGGTGTAAAGATCGCATTGAAACTTGGCGCGTCCACAACGCCAAGCGTGAGCAATCCTTGGTACGCAGAATTTGTGTACTACAAGCAGCCGTTCCCCGACACGGACAGTTTTGGTGCTCTCAATTTGGTGACGACATGAGAATCAAACCAAACATCCGCAGTTCAATTGGACTGATCACGCCACGCGTATTCAACAAGATTGCAAAGACTTGCAATAAACGCGAGAAGGCGTTGGAGCCAAGCAGCAAGGAATACAGACCAACGGTTTTTTTTGCTTGCATAACTGGATTTGAAGTTGTCATTGCCGATCGTCAATGGAAATACACCTGGACTCGCTCTCAGATTATAAGTTCAACTACATCGGAATTTGTCATGACCGATGACTATTCGCTGAACTACAACAACGGAAACTTCTACGCTTGGAATGGATGCGAGATGGCGCAGTGGGTAAACGGTGACTACAACGGCCCGGGGTTTCTTAACGCCAACATTCCTGCTGGCTACTCTTTTCAACCGATCTGTATTGGCACACATGTCATCATGATGTCCGAAAGATCCACCGACGGAAACATGATCTTTGTGTTTTCAATTCCCAACGCCATCGACGGAACCTGTGAATAATGGCTCCGACAAAGAAGCCATCTTTGACACCGTTGCAAACGACTGTGCTCGTCGGGCAACTCATTTGCATCCTGATCGCCTTGGGTCTTTATGTCTCGTCGCTTGGCGAGAAGAACGCGGTGCTGACCCGCATCGCAGAGGACACGAAATCTCTGACCCTGACAGCAGCGGAACTGACCAAGGCCGTCATACGCGGACAAGCAATAGATGAAAAGCACACTGAAGCGATTGCCGCGTTGGCAATCAAGATAGATGCTCGGATGAACTTGAAATAATGGAGGACATATGGAATTTCTTTCTCACGCTCTCGGCACTACTTTCTTTGGCTGTTTGCTATTACTGGTTGGTTGGCTCTTCGGCTCGGTGTTCGGATTTAACGAGGTTAAATCGAAGTGGTTCGACAAGCGATAATTCTCGCCGCCCTCACAGCGGGCTGTTCAGCGACGAAGGAGATTGCCTCCAGCGCGAGCACCGCCGCAAGTAGTGCACACAGCATCTCTGAGCGGAGCGTGTTCATCATGACACACTCCGCTCAACCCGAGATCGTCGCCGCAGCGGTAACCATTAAAGCAGACGCAGACATCATCTTGCACGAAACACACCAAATTTCTACAGCCGTAAGTCAAGTGAAAGACATAGTGCCTTATTGGGCGACCCTTCTGCAATGGGGTCTAGGAGCCGTCGTGGCGGTCGCGCTGGTGGCGTTGCTGTGGCAGACAGGACTCGGCACGCTCATCCGAGTCGCAATCGGTTGGATCCCGCGCAAAGTGCAGAACGAGGCAGACCTTGCGGGCAAGATGCTAAGTGACGACCCGACTACGGCGCGTGAATTTGTGGCGGCAAGGCGGGCAAGCGATCCGCTATTTGCGGCCGCGTGGGGAAAGTCTACAAAATGAGTTTAATGATTAGTTCAAGTTGTTGCTGTTCAGCGGACGGAACCTGTTGCAGCACAGAGGTGAATACATCCGCATCAATTACGGATTTAATTCAATGCCAAGCAATAACAATTCAAAATTCCCAAACTTGCGTGGCTAACGGCGGGATTGTTCTTGTTCCAAATATGGGAATAAATTGCGAAGGTCAGACTTGCATATTTAAAGATGTGCCGCTTGGACAAATCATCAAGCATTGTTTGCACACTGATATCTGTGCATACGACAGTTTCAGTTCGCTTGTGCCCGACGGCGCGGACTGGTATCCCAATTGGGGTTGCGGCTTGTCAAGCAACTACACGCTAGTGAATGGAGTAACGACAAATATTCATCGCAGCATTTTGTACCAACCCATTGGCGGCACTAGCGGGTTTACTTTTGTAGAAGATCAAATGGAAGTTGCGTGTGTTCCTTTATTGAACAATAAAGAAACCTGTGGTGGAAACTTTTACACTGATCTAGGAATTGCTCCAGCATCACCATATTCTGTAAATTACGCTAACACTCTAAAAGACAGAGTGACAGGAAGCATGACTGTTGAAACTATTTTTGGAACCGTCGGAATTTCTTTTGTTGGAGATATTGACAGGGGTGCACTTGGATATGTTTATCACCTATATGCAGCGGCTACTTGTGGAAGCAGTCTTAGCAATGTTCTTGACGCATACACAGTCCCATCAAATTGTGATTCTACTTTTAATTGCCCGACTTATAGATATAGGTACGGATTAGCGGGAACAGCAGGGAGTTTAACAGCCATATATGGTGTTCCTTCGACCTCGGTTGCTCCAGTTGACAGCAACCACAATACAAAGTGGTGTCAAGCAGTAGATCAAGTAACCGTGTATTTAGGAAAACTTTTGATTGGTCAATTACCGCAACAGCGTCCCTCTATTTCAGCAACAGGAGGGACAAATGGTAGTGGATACTTTGACGCGCAATGCGTTTTTACTGGCGGCGGCGGCACTGGAATGACAGCCGATGCGTATATATCTCAAGGAGCCGTAGTCAATGTAATTATTACAAGTTTTGGATGCGGCTATACAAGTGCGCCAACTCTTACAATTACAAGCGCAACTGGATCGGGTGCAACTAGGAATGTAGTCATGACTAGCGACGCAACCGACGCAGGGTGGACACTTGTTCTAGACGGATTAGGAGAAGGTTCTGATTCGGCACGAGATCAAGGCCCGTCTTATCCGTGCAATGCTTACCCAGCAGTTGTCTTTGATTGTCTTAGTGGTGGTCAAGGCAACTTTACTTCGTGGGCGGTATCGGCGGGAAATCCTGTTGCCGATCGTCATAAAATTATTGGTGCGCCATATTCGCATTGGCTTGGTGGAAATCAAACTTTTGTTTTTACAAATCCAATTGCAAATGTAGAGTCAACTGACCCTTGCGTATATGGTGGAACACAAAGAGTCAGATCTGTGACAGTCGAAATTACAGGCTCGGCAAATTGGGCAATTGGTGGTGAAGTGGTTACATTTCCTTTGTCTGCGCCATGCGATTACGCTTACAACTCTCTGTATCCAACACAGCCTGCAGTAGTAGGTGGATTTGAAATTGGTACAGTTGCTCGCGATCCGTGCACAAAAACCCGATTTATAATTCGTTCTGAATACGGTGCGTATGTAAACAATATCGCTGCATTTAGCGGCACTGGCACAAGCGCAACTTACTCCACGGCAAAAACCTATATGTATTTGCCTGTGACAACAGCCAATAAATACCCAACCGTTCTTACATACGACTACGACAATTTTGGAAAAGTAGGATCAACGCCGCTAAAGAAAACTTACTATGACGCATTTTATGTATATAAAAACCCGCGCTTGGCAGCAGACACAACAGGCTTTAACAAACATTTAGATGTAACACAGGCTTATGCAGGCATTGCGGGTTCATCATTTTCAGTCACTTTTCTAGGCAAAGATTTTATTGGGATGAAGAAGGCAGAGTTGCGTGGGACAACGCTTAGTCCAAACACGGCTAACAATCTTGACAACACAGTGTTGGCTACCACTACAACAATTACAAACACAGGTATCAATCTTGATCCTGCGAATTGCACGACGGTCACCGTTGGATTTCCAAGCACAAGCGAACACCGTTTCATGTATGTGTTTCTATTCAATAATTATATTGATCGTTCACCTACTACTGGTAACGGAATAAAGCAAGGCGTGTTTGTCTTTGGAGTCCCAACAGCGGTCAACACAAGTGTGATATCAGCAAGTGCAAATCACAATGTTGCCTACAACCTGGATCCAAATCAAAGTGTGTACATGGGCGGCACAGTCCAGCCCTTCAAGACAATCGGGTACAGCCGCGCACCAAATGAGACCGCCAGCATTGTTGTTGGCGGTGTGACAATCCTTGACAATCCAAACAACGATTTGCCTAACGCACAACTCGGCGCGGGTTTTGGTGCAAACCTACCCGGTCAACTCATGGGCACAGTAGGAACTCAATCGGTCGTGTTCACAACTTACGGCGGCAGCGTCACACTCTCTCGCAGGCAAGCCATCACTCCGAAAATTACAGCCGTGTCTGATTTAGTATTTCCTAAAAGCGGCGGCACAACATTGACGCTGACAGGTTTGGATTTGAATTTGTTGAGTGCGTTTGTGTTGGTTTATAACAGCAACCTGACTAGCACTTGCACAATTGTGTCGCAGTCGGCAACAAGCGTCGTGCTTTCCACAGGCGCATTGACAGGCACAGACCCGGTCATTGCAACCTACGCATTGAACTTGGTAGCAACATATGCAAGCGAGTCACTTTTAACATGGGGATCACAAACGAGTTATCTAGGCGGGTTTACTTTTACAATGGTAAGTGAGCCAACTATTACTTCCGTCACACCAAGCAGCACATTGGCAACCGCAGGTGGCACATCCGTTGTCATTGTGGGCAAGCATTTTGTACACATGGTCAGCGTCACCTTTAAAGGCGTGGCTGTTACTCCAACAATCAACTCGGCTACACAAATGACTTGCATTGCACCCGCCAATTCTGCGGGGTCAGGCCAGTTGGTCATTACAACGCTCGGCGGTTCCGCATCTTTCGCAATCACCTATGTCTGACGAACTAAAAAAAATCTGTGATCACTTGTCCAAGTGTTCCGATTTTGGAAACTGTTGCGCTATTGGAAAATACTTCAAGCCTGTGGAAAGTTTGTGCCTTGGGTTTTGCAAGGTGCGACAACTTAACGGCGTGCCAGTTGCCACCGTCGAAATCACCGTGGATCAAAACCGATTAAGCGGGTACGCCAAAGCCGAGGCTTACCACGCGATGTATGGCGAGGCCCCGCAAGAAGAGATCGATAAAAGAATTGCGGCGTGTACAGCCTGTGATTTTCGCAAAACCGAATACCAAGGCGCGACCGACGAATTTGGGTGGTGCACCAAGTGCGGATGCGGTTCAAGTGGACGAGCATTGCTAAAAACTAAGGCGCGGATGGCACGAGTGTCCTGCCCGCTTACGCCTCCAAAGTGGAGCAAGGTTGAAGGCGTAGGCGGCAGCGTCGCCAGCGTCATCGATAGTGCTAAGGGCGTGGCGCAATCGATCATTCACAAACTGAGTGGCGGCTAAACTTCTGAAATGTGGCGGCTAAAGCACAAATAACTTTCGACCGAATGTCGGAGAATGTTTAAGACTTTCCGCACCTTATTTCATATTTGTACTTTAAACGCCTACAATACAACCCTTATGCTGACACTCACGGACGAAGTTCTTGCGTGGGAAGTGTGGCTCGTCGATCAACAGGGCTACGACCGCCATCATTCTGAGAATGCCGGGCGATGGGCGCGGAGATGGGTTGAACACGCAGGAGACAAACTCACACCCGCATCGTGCGTCGCATGGCTAAGTGCGATGAGCATGTCTAGGAAACTATCGCCGCAGACCGTGCGCAATCGCATGAGCCTGTGCAGGCAGTTCGCGGGTTGGCTCGTCGTTCAAGGCAGACTCAGCATCAATCCGTGGGTGTCGATCCCCGCTCCGCGTGGACGCGCTGGCGTAGGCGCAGACGCACTCACG